TAACCAAAAGGAGAAGACTATGCCTGATAAAGTCGTAGAAAAAGAAACGCCGGAGCGTAAAGAATCGATTGAGGTCGATGAAAAGCGCAAAGGCGAAATAATGGATGAAGGTGCAAAACGCGCACTGGAAAACGAAAAAGCACGCCGTACAGAGATTCGTAGCCTGTTTGAAGGTCATGATGATCATATCGAAGTGCGCGATCAATGCCTGGATGATCCCGAAGTTGATATCAATGAAGCACGTAAGCTGCTGCTGGATGCTATCGGCAAACAGGAACAGCCTGCCGCCAATGGCCAGCGCGTTGAAATGGGTGAATCGGCGGCGGAGAAATTCTCTCGCGCTGCAGAGGATGCCATTTCCGTGCGAGCCGGTCTTTCCGATGACCGCAGTAAAGCCAGTGAGCTATGCGGCTATCAGCTGGTGGATATTGCTCGTAAATGTCTGGAGCTACATAATGTCCGCACCGAGGGTATGGATCGCAGCACCATGATCGGTCGCGCCTTTACCCATTCCAGCAGCGATTTTCCAAAGATTCTGGAAAACAATGCGCGTAAGGCAATGCTGCGTGGCTATGAGGAAGCACCAGAAGTATTCCCTCGCTTTACTCGTGCTGGAAACCTGTCTGATTTCAAGATTCATACTCGAACAGGCATTGGTACGGTGGCATCACTGCGCAAGGTTGAAGAAGGTGGTGAATACAAACACACCACCATCGGAGAACGCGGTGAGCAAATCCAGCTGGCAACGTATGGGGAGCTTTTCAGCATTACCCGTCAGGCCATCATCAATGATGATCTGGAAGCGTTCACACGCATTCCACGCACATTAGGACGTGCTGCGGCGCGTACTGTGGGTGATCTGGTCTTTTCAATTCTGACCGATAATCCCAATATGTCAGATGGCAAAGCGGTGTTCCATGCCGATCATAAGAATCTGGCTGCATCGGGAACTGCTATTTCTGCTGCGAGTGTTAGTAAAGCCAGGGCTGCGATGCGTAAGCAAAAGGACGGTGATGCAACATTGAACATCCGTCCTAGCTTTATGCTCACACCGGTGGATATCGTGGATACAGCAGCCGTGCTGATGTCGTCTGAAACCAATCCTGATCAAGCAAACAGCCGGGTGCGCAACCTTGCCACGGTCAATGGGGCATTGGAAGTGCTTGCGGATGCTCGGTTGGATGCAGCATCGGCGACTGCCTGGTATCTGCTTTCTGATCCTAACTCCTTTGATACCATTGAAGTGGGTTATCTGGACGGTGTGGCGTTACCATTCCTTGATGATATGGATGGCTGGACGATTGATGGGCGTGAATACAAGGTGCGCATTGATGCGGCAGCAGCGCCACTTGAATTCCGTACTCTGTATAAGAATCCAGGCGCTTAAACACTTAGCACAAACCTAATCTCAACCGACCCAGCGGCCAGATTTTCTGTGCCGCTTTTTTAATGCCTAACTAAAGGAGAAAATCTCATGGCTACTAACTTCGTTCAAGAGGGTAAAGCCCTCAACTATACTCCATCGGGTGCAGATGTTGCATCAGGTGATTTTGTGCTGATCGGCACGATTGGCGGTATTGCTAAAACCGATATTGCCGATGGTAAAACTGGTGCAGTACATGTTTCCGGTGTGTTTAGCGTCCCTAAAGCCAGTGGCGCGGTAACACAGGGTGCAAAGCTGTACTGGAACAGCACCAATAGCAACCTGACTACCACCGCATCGGGAAATACTATTGCTGGTGTGGCGGCAGAAGCCGCTGCGTCCGGCGATGCCAATGTAAAAATCCTCTTAAATGTGGGGCTGTAAATATGCCGTTTATTGAGGATATGCAGGAGCGTGATCTTGCGCTCCTGCAAGCATTGGATGGGCGTGAGGTTACCTACACCCCAGCTGGAGGTATGCCTCGCATCGTTTCTGGCATGCTGCAGGAATTCACCGAGCTGACAGGTGGTGAAACGGTGGATGTGGTGGTTGCCAAGCCGGTACTTTCAGTACGCACCATCGATATCCCAGAGATACAGGCCGGAGATATCTTCACCATTGATGGAAACGATTATGAGGTGGCCGTTGTCAGTCCAGACAATGAAGGCATCACCGAATTAATGATGGAAAAAATATGAAACACGCACGCACACAAATCCGCAATGCGGTAACGGCTCTGCTTAAGGGTAATACCACGGCAGGCAATAATGTTTATGAAGCAAGAGTTTATCCGATTAATGATCCGAAGCTCCCAGCCTTGTTGGTTTACACTAAGCAGGAAACGGTTGGTGAGCAATCCATGAGCCGCCCCCGCACGCAGCAGCGTGAGCTGTTCGTCACGGTGGAAGCCTATGTCAAAGCGCGGGGTAATGTGGATGAAGCTGCTGATACGCTGGCAATGGAAATTGAGCAGTTAATCGCTATCGATCCAACTTTGGGTGGTTTGGTAAAGGACACTGCACTGGACACCACTGAAACGCAATTCTCCGATGAAGGAGAAAAGCCCATTGCAGTGGCAATTTTAGCTTTCTCGGTGTTGTACACCGTCAAGGAACATGAGCCGCAAACGCTGACTTAAGCCTCCCGGTCAGTCGCTCATGCTTAAGGGCAGTCCCTCAAAAGGGGGCTGCCCTTTTTTATCTAATCCAACCAACTTAAAGGAGAAATACTATGGCAACTCATGCTGGTAGCGAGGGGAAAGTCCTTGTCGGATCGAACCAAGTCGCTGAAATTAAATCATGGTCGCTGGAAGTTGTCAGCGATACCGTTGATGCTTCCATCATCGGCACTTCATGGCGGAAGAACCAAGCAACAATCAAAAGCTGGTCTGGCAGTTTTGATGGTTTCTGGGATGAGACCGATACAATGGGTCAAGGAGCACTCTCTGCTGGAGCCACCGTTACATTGAATCTGCACCCCGAAGGTGACGATACAGGTGACACTTTCTGGACAGGCGATGTGATCATCACCTCCATTTCTTACAACGCATCTTTTGACGGAATTGTTGAAGCATCATTCAGCTTCACCGGCACTGGAGCATTAACTGAATCAACCGTACCATAAGGAGATGATATGAGTGTTATTAATCGTGCTACTGCTCATTACGCGCAACAGGAAAGGCTGATTATTGCTGTGCCTGAATGGGGTGATGAGAACGGGCCACTGGAAATTCATGTATTTCCAATGACCATGGCTGAGGTGAATTCGATGGGAAAGATTGCCAGTAAAAAAGCAAGTAACATCGAGCAAGCTGCCAACATTATCGTGGTGAAAGCCAAGGATAAAGATGGCAATCGCCTTTTTAACGTCAGCGACCGTGACAAGCTGATGAGCCAAGCGGATTACCGCGTAGTCTCTCGTATTGCTGAAAAAATCGAGGAACATTTCTTCGGCGATATGGAGACGCACAAGGGAAACTCCGAAGCGACCCAACCAGACGAAACCAGTTAGCGCTGGCATGGCGGCTTTCTCGGCCTCTGGCTGAGATTGAGGCCATGTCAACGCAACAATTTATGGAATGGGTCGCATTCTTCGAAATTCAATCTGAAAATATGAGTAAAAACCATGGCAAGATTCGCTAGTGCAGAATTTACCATACGCGCCATCAATAAAACGCAGAAAACCTTCACCCAGATTAATCAGGGCGTGGATAATATGGATCGGCGTTTTAGCAAGATGGGTCGTGGGCTACAGCGCATTGGTGGACTCATGGCAACAGCCTTTGTAGGCAGGCAGATTGTTGATACCATCACTAAATTTGAGAAGCTCGAAGCCAGCCTGCGCACTATCACTGGTTCTGCTGAAAAAGCGGGGGTTGCCTTTGGATTTATTCAGGATTTTGCGGCCACAACTCCGTTCCAATTAGAGGAAGTCACGGATGCTTTTATCAAGCTGAAGGCGCTGGGGTTAACACCCTCTGCAGAGGCGCTGACCTCCTACGGTAATACTGCCACTGCGATGGGCAAAAGCCTCAATCAAATGATTGAAGCAGTAGCCGATGCTGCCACCGGTGAATTTGAGCGCCTGAAAGAATTTGGTATCAAAGCCAAAAGCCAGGGTGATCAGGTGACGTTCACCTTCCAAGGTGTTAGCACCACGGTGGGTAAAAATGCCAAGGAAATCGAGGCATTTCTAAAAGGTATCGGTGATGTGCAATTTGCCGGAGCGATGGAACAGCAGGCAGATACGCTGAATGTTGCCCTTTCAAATATGGGGGATGGATTCTCCAAGCTGGTCAAAGCTATTGGTGATGCTGGCTTAACTGCAATACTGACAGGCATTGCTAATGGCATTAA